GGACTTGCGTCGCCTGAAGTCGAACATGCAGAAGGCCGACCAGAAACTCGAAGACTTGAACGAGCAGGAGCGCGAGCAGTTCAAGCAGCTGGTCGACGAGCACGACGAACTCAACTGGAGAGGGTGACCATGTACCAACTGATCTACTACGAGGACCAAGGCACCATCGAGCCGCCCCGCGAGGGCTACGTCGCCGACCAGATGACAACCAAGGGCCACGGGGTGATGGTCCTGTGGGTTGGCTTGAGAAGCTGTGTGGCGAGGCCCGCGTCGAGCGGGTGCGGCTGGAGGCGGCGGAGGCAATCTGCGGCATGTGCGGGATAAGTAGTTTCTGATGGGTGGCCACACGCGATGACTGAAACCGACCACAAATCATGCCTCGTCGACCAGCATGACGAGGCGATGACCACACACGATTGCCTGTGCGGTACGGCGACCCAGCATGTCGGCGGGCTGAAGTCGGGCGAGTGGCGGTTCTTCTTGTCGAAAGGCCAGTTTTCGCTCGTTGATATTGCCGTGGCACTCAGCCACCAGGTCGGTGCGTGTGATTTGCAGATTGCCGTCTGGACGGCGACGAAAAACTCAATCCGCCGAATCGACGAGTTGGCCCGAAGCGGCCGCGTCGAGGGGGTCCGCTGGCTTCTGTGCGACTCTCAGCGTTCAATGAACGAGGAGCGGCTGGTCGATATCGTCGAGACGTTCGGGGTCGAGTCGGTGCGGGTGATTCCGCTGCACGCCAAGATCATGACAATGCGCAATGACGACTGGTCGATCGTCGTGCAGACGTCCGCCAATATGACCAAGAATCGATCGGTCGAGCAGTTCGATGTGACCGATTCACCCAAGCTGTCCGATTTTGTTGATCGGTTCTTCGACGAGATATTCGACGAGACGCCGACACTGTCCGACCAGCCGCCCTTCGATGGGTTCGATTACGAAGAGGTCGGGCAGCGGTTCCGGGGTCTTTGCCTCGGCGACCATTTCGAGCCGACATCCATGCATGACATGCAGCCAATCGGGGTCACTGATGGGCTCGGATGACGAGACATATCGATGTGGTCACGAGACAGCGTCGGGTGATCCATGCTTGCGTGAGGTCAGTGGGCCGGACGAAGTCTGCTGGCAGCATGGACCGGGTGATTGGCCGGGCCAACATAAGTCGGGTCGCCCTCCACACGAGCCGGATGAAGTGACGGCCGCAGTCGTCGAGGCGCTGGCTATGTGCGGGCATAATTACGAGACAATCGCCAATCGGCTCGACATCTGTAAAACCACGCTGCTCAAGTACTACAAGGACCAAATCGAGCAGGCGAAGGTGCGGGCAAACGCCAAAGTGGCCCAGACGGCCTACAAGATGGCCGTGTCGGGCGAGAATGCGTCGATGACGCGCTACTGGCTCAACTGTCGGTCGGATGACTGGAACGATCAGCGCAATGTAGACGTCACCTCCGACGGCGAAAAGGTCGATGGGGGCGGCGCCCTTAGCGTCACCATCCACGACAGTGTGGTCACTGTCGACGACGACGAGGGCGACGATGCCGACAGTTGACCTTGACCACCAGTGGGCACCCTACCAGGCCGACGCCCTCCGCGCCCTCCACTGCGGGGACTACGGGCTGGTCGTCTTGCGGACCGGATACGGGGGTGGCAAGTCGGTCTTAGGCTCCCGCTTCATTATCCGCACCGCCTTGCAAACGCCCGGTGACTACCTGGTACTTGCTCCAGCCTTTTCGCAGGGTGGCCCGTCGACCTACCGGGTATTCTTCGAGGAACTCCCGGGTGACGACACCGTACCCAACGACGCCGAGGGTGGGCCAGAAAACTCACCCATCGTCGCCGGATACAACAAAAACAAACGCCGAGTCACACTTGTCAACGGGTCGATCATCCGGCTCGGGTCGGCGGACAAATGGAACCGCTACGCGGGTAGCGAGTTCAACGCGGTGTGGGCCGACGAGCCCGCCCACTACGACAATACGGACCTATACGACTTGAGTGAGATGCTCTTCAGCCGACAGCGCTCCCCCGAGGGCCCGAACGTCTCGCTGTGGACGTCCACCGGCGCCGGCTACGGCCAGTACTACGACATCACCGAGCGTCGGGTGGGGCCGGACGACGAGCCGCTAAGCTGGGCGGATCGCATGAAGGTCATTGTCGGGAACTCGCTGGACAATCCATTCTTGACCGATGACGCCCGCGAGAAATTGCGCGCTCAGTTCGAAGGGACCGACCGTGAGGCGCAGGCCCTCGCCGGTGGCTTCTCCGCGTCGACGGGGCTGGTATACGCCGAGTTTTCCCGCAATCGCCATGTCGTCCGCTACGACGACATCGTCGACGCCCTCGAGGACGACTGGCGTATCTACGGCTACGACGCCGGGTGGAATGACCCGCGCGTAGTCGTCGAGATTGCGCGCACCCACTACGGGCAGCTGGTCGTCGTCGATAGTTTCTATGAGTCGGGCGCCCCCATCGAAGCGGTCGTCGATCCGGATGGCGTCCAGTCGGGCGACTCCTGGATGGAGGGCAGGCCCTACGGCACCGTCTACTGCGAGCATGAGCCGGCGCATATCGAGAAGTTCCGGCGCGCCGGTTGGTCCGCTGAGAAGGCCGACAAAAGCCTCGACGAGGGCATTCCGCATGTCCGCCAACTGCTCCGCCCCGACGAGTCGGCCCGGCCGGGGCTTCTGGTCTGCGAGCGGTGTACTGACTTGATCCAGGAGTTTCTCGGCTACAAGGAGACCGAGGTCGGATCGTCGGGGGCCGATGACCATGCGCTCGACAGCCTGCGCTACGCGACATTTACCGATGACGTATCGAGCGTCGAGGTCGGAATGGGGTTTGTCTGATTCGGGTCGATCGGCTACGCTTTACGAGCCGCCCGCGATGTCTACGCTGGCGGCCACACCTACCGCGTCCGGGCTGTTCGCCCACCATCGGCGCGTTTTGAGTCAGTCGAGCGGCAACGCTCGCACGTATTCCCACAGTCGGCCGGCTGTTCGCCGGGTCTGCTTGCGCAGGTACGGGAGACCGGCTGTGGGGGTTTCTTTTCTTTGAGGAGGTGACCATTGTGAGGAGGTGACCATTGAATGGTGGCGACGCAAACATTTACCAACGGCATCAGCAACTCTACAAAGAGATCCGCGATCGCTTAAGCGATGTCATCCCGAGGGCGTCTATGCCTTCCGTCGAAGGGGCCGCAGATACGGGCGCAGTTGCTTGTCGTGTGGCAATTCGCGACATGACTATCAACGTTCAGATGGACGGGGGCGATTATCTTGCATCGACTGATGGTGGTCGGTGGTATCGATCGGAGTCGATGGAGGCGGCAGTCCTGGCATCTTTGGCGGCGCGATGCGACCAATTGCGGTCGCGTTTAAGGAACGCTGAAGCAGCGGCCGGGGCGATCGTAGATACTACGGGAGGGGCGACCGATGAGTGACAATACCTCGACATTCGCAGACCTGTTAGACGACGACACCTCCGACGACGCGCCGATGACACTGGAGCCGGCCGTCGACTTGAACGATCTGCCGGGCGAGGTCGATGTGCGCCCGGCGGAGTTGGTGGATCTGGACTATGGCGAGATGGAGGAGGGCGACTGATGAACTACGAAATCTACGAAGAGGATCGGGAGGCATACGAGGGGCTTTCGGACGAAGAGCAGGAGGTGTTTGACGAGGTAGCGCAAAAGGCATTTAAGGAATTTGAGGATGTGACGACGTTTTGCATCCTGCCGGCGAATACTCATTCCGGTGGGTGGGTATATTTCCCGTCGGCCAGTTACGGGGATGACGAGCGCCAAAGGATTCGTATTCGGAGGGTCGAGGAGGCGAATGTGAGTGACGATCCCTCCGAAAACCGCTTATGCGCCGACGACTATGTCGGCGTCGACACTGGCAACACGTCCGCGAAAGACGACTGGCTCCGAGATGAGCCGCCGCCAAGGATGCCCTGCCATGCCGGGAAACTGCCCTACTTCGAGGAGACAAACATGAGTGAACGCACGGTCAATCTATTCGGCAAAGAGTTTCTGGTTACGGAGATACGTTCCGGGTCCGACGAGGACAGCGCCGAGAGCTATGTTCTGGGGTCCGTCGACGGCAGCGACGAGACTCTGCGCATCGTTATCGACGGCAGGGACGTGCCGGAGCGAATTAGAGCTATGCTGCGGCGTGCTTTTTATGAGGTCGGTGAGGAAGATGAGGGGGAGGGTGGCGATTCGGAGCCCGACAAGGAAAGGTCAAGAATGATGCATCCTGAGTTTTCGGCCGATATGATGAGTTCGATGTTTGGTCAAGGGGTTGACGGATCTCCGGATCGCGACGACAACGAGCCCGAGTTCGTCCCGGCGTCGACAGAGTCGTTGCTGCACTCTCGCACCATCCGCGCCGGGGAGTTGGACGAGCGGATCAAGGCGCATCTGCAGGAGGAGTTGGGTGAGTCGGGCGCTGACGAAGAGCCGGAGCCCGACGATCCGGATTTCGATGAGCAGCGGATACACCGCATCGCTGTTCTGTTCGTGGCGATCATGTTCCACTGCGAGGATTTGAACGAGGGTCAAACGCACGGCCTCCATGCGGCGTTCATCGACTCCTGCCAGACCCCTGAGCAAGCCGAGCGGCGGCTGCTGGCGCTGATGGGAGGGTCCGGTGAATGACGACGACAACGACAGATCTACTATCGAGGGTCGTGATGCCGTGGTAGTTCTGGGCGGTGACGAGGTCGATATCGACGGTGATGTGGTTGAGTTAAGCGGGTGCGATCTGGGGAAGTTCGCCGACCAAAGTATCGACATCGAGTTCGATGTGTCAGACCATGCGTTCGATGGGTTGGTGGGGTTATATGAATTTTACGAGAGGGCAGTTGAAGACTGCCGCCCCGCTACGCCTGAATCATGCCCCGACTGCGACGGGTCGGGCGACGTGGCATTGCTGACCAGTCGAGCGTGTTGCGAGCGGTGCGACGGCAAGGGGTGGGTGTGGGTCTATGCCGACGACGACTAGCCGCCCACCGCCCATTTGACACCCCGCCTCGCCCTCGCTATCATCCCAGGTAGCGATACACCGATCCCGTCTCTCCCGCGGGCCTGCGCTGACCGTATTGTAGCCCGTGGGCTTTATCGACACCGTCAAATCGTGGTTCGGGGGAATGACGACCAAGCAGCCTGGCTCGCGTCAGGGGGCGCTGCAGTTTCTTGGGATGGATGCGCCTAAGCAGCGCGGCGCCGACGAGATGCTGCAAGCCTACCACGCCACGGCGGCCCTGTATCTCGTCCAGTCGCGCGTCTCCGAGGCGGTCGCGTCGGTCGACTGGACGGTCAAGGTCGACGGCGAGCCGTCCGATGAGCACCCGCTTAATGCACTGTGGCAGGACCCGAATCCCAAGATGACCGGTCGGCAGTTCCGATTCTTGCAGACGGCCTACCGGGACATCTCCGGCGAGTCGTTTCTGGAGGTCGAGGAGGCCGACAGCAAGCACCCGAGCCCCGTTCGACTGTACCCGCTGCCGCCCCCGTCGGTCGACATCGAGCAGCGGCGCGGGCAGGTATCGGCTCGGGTCAGCCTCGGCGACCGGTCCGACAGCGTGCCCTTTGAGCGGATCATCCACAGCGTCGACGGGACGAATCTCGAGAATCCGTACAGCCGGGGGCGGGGTATGGCCGAGGTGCTGGCTCAAGAGCTCGAGATCGACGAGTTCGCCGCCGAGTTTCTGCGCGCGTTTTTCCACAACGATGCGACGCCGCGGACGGTCGTCAGCTCCAAGCACATGACCAGTGACCAGCGAGAGCGTCTCGAGGATCGATGGAATGCACGCCACCAGGGAGCCGCCAAGTCCCACCAGACCGCCGTCATCAACGGTGACGAGTTGAGCGTCCAACGGCTCTCCGAGCAGTTCCAACACCTCAACGTCACCGACCTGCGCGACTGGCACATTAACCTTGCCCGTCGGCTGTACGGCGTGCCGCCGGAGGTTACCGGGCAGGTCGAGGACTCCAATCGTGCCACGGCACGGGCGGCTCGTCAGATCATGGCCGAGTACGTCACCCGGCCGCGCCTTCAGCAGCTGCAGGACATCTGGACAAACGACATCATCCCGCTGTTTGACGATGCCGACCGGCTAAGCCTCGAGCATTCCAACCCGACGGTCGAGGACAAAGAGCACACACGCGGGGTTATGAAGGATCACCCCTCATCGTTTACGGTCAACGAGATCCGCGACGAGGCCGGCAAGCCGCCCCGTGAGGACGGCAATGTCTATCTGCGCGAGCCGTCCGTCGTGGCCGTCGATGCGGGGTCGGTCGAGGCGGAGGGGGACAAGCAACCGTCGCTGAACGTCGACCAGTTGCCGGATCTGACCGAGCAGACCAAGCAGATCGAAGAGGACGATGACATCCTCCAGTTTCCGGTCCACGTCCACGATGGCTCGACCAAAGCACCCGGCGACTTACCCGACGACTTGACGCCCGAGCAGATCAGCGAGGCTCTGCAGCCCGAAGAGCTCGAAGGCGAGATGGCCGAAGCTTACCGGGGTCACACGCTCGATTTTGCCAGCGCTGAAGCGGCGGCCCTCGGGTCGGATGTAGACTTGCAAGCGCTCAATCCGCTTGTCCGCGATCACGTCGAGAAGTTTGGCGCCCAGCAGGTCGTCGGCATCGTCGAGACGCAACAAGACAACATCAACGAGATCATCGACCGAGGGATCAAAACGGGAAAAAATCCGCTCGATCTGACCGACGATCTCGACGAGTTGTATCTCGACCAGATCATCCCGAACCGCTCGGAAGTCATCGCCCGCACCGAGATGTTGCGCGCCTCCAACTGGGGGCGCTACCAGGCCCAGCGGATGACCAACATCGTCGAGCGCCGTGAGTGGGTTACGTCGATGGACGGGCGGCAGCGAAAAGCACACGCTGACCTCGATGGCACGGTCGTCAAAAAGGATGAGCCGTTCAAGATTCGCGGCGCCTCAGCTCGGTTCCCCGGCGATTTTGGAGTGGCCGGACTGGACATCCAGTGCCGGTGCACGGTTGTCGCCAAGATCCCCGAGCGTGCCGCCAAGCCGACTCACGTCCGGGCTCCCGATGGCGGCTTTTATGCGGGTCCTCGCGAGATGATGTGGCGGGATTTCGACAGCCGACTCAGTGACGCAGAAGACGCATTCCTCGGCACGACACGGCAGGCACTTCGCAAAGCTCGACGCATTGTCCTGCGTCGCGCGGGCCGGGTGCTGGGCGTGGATGTTCGCGATCGACTGGAGGCGGCATGACAGAAACGAAGTCCATACAGTGCCCGGTGTCGGTCAAGCAGCCGGAGAGCCTTGGGCCGCGGACGGTCCGTTTCGTGATTTCGACGGACAAAGAGGATCGCGATGGCGATGTGATTGTTCCGGGGGGTGGGCAGTTTGCCGCCTATCTCGAGAATCCGGTCTTCTTGCCGTTCCACAACAACCGCACGCTCCCGGCGGGGCGTGTCACAAATATCGATGTACGCCAGGGAGAGATTGCGGCCGACGTCCGGTTCGTAACTCGCGAGGAGTTGGAGCGGTCGACGGATGCTGAGTTGACGGAGGATCTACTCAGCGACCAGGCCAAACTCGCTCTCAATCTGCTGCATTGGTACAAGTCGGGTTTCCTGAAGGCGGTATCGATCGGGTTTATCCCCCTCAAGACAGAGCCTCGAGACAAGAGAGGTCGCCGCATTGTCGAATGGGAAATGCTCGAGTTGTCAGGGGTGCCGATTGGCAGCAACCGTGATGCGCTGACTGAAATTCGTGAGGTCGGAGATGGGTCGGCGCGCGAGGAAATGGAGCAGTGGGCGCGCAAAACGCTGGGCCTCAACCGCGGATTTGACGAGTTCCCGGCGCCGCCGAATGCGGTGCGCGAGGATTTGCGCCTCGGGCTCAAGTGGCACGAGGAGGGCTTTAGCGGGGGTGGCCTTCAGTCGTCGACGGTCCGATGGGCCGAGCGGATGGCTGGCGGTGAACGCCCCAGCAAAGACAAGGCGCTACAGATGGGCAGTTGGTTTGCACGCCACCTTGCACAGGATGGTCCGCTGAGAGACGACAACGACGACCCGACGCCCCGCGCCGTGGCGATCAAACTGTGGGGCGGCGCCGAGGCGGGCCCGGCTTACACGCGCCGGCTGTACCGGGTGCTCGATCGCGAGGTGCCCGAGGGGCTGGCCGACAAGGCATACGATCCGGCTCAGCAAAAGGAGGGGCGCCGCAACAACAAGCAGGATGAACAGGCGCTCGAACACATCCGGGAGATCGCCGCGCAGCTGAAGGGCGATATCGACGTCGAGGAGATGGGCGAGTGCCCGTTCGCCAAGATGGGCCATAGCGACGAGGGCGACAAGGCGCCGGCGGACCACACGGCTAAGCAGGCAACGGAGTTTCAGGATCACCCGCTGGCCGAACTGTCGATGGAATGGTCGGCAGATGCCGCAATCACTCGATGGCGAAAATTCACCGGGTCGACCGATGCGCCCTCCGGGGCCTACCGGCAGGGATTCTTTTGGGTCGACGAGACGAACGCGGACAACTTCTCGGCCTACAAGCTACCCTTTGTTGACATTGTCGAGGGCCGGGCCGTGGCGGTGCCGCGCGGGATTTTCGCCGTCGCCGCCGCCATGCAGGGTGCTCGGGGCGGGCTGGATGTCCCGGAGGCGGACATGGGGCCACTCCGGCGGCACGTCACCCGCTACTACCAGAAGATGCGCGATCAATTCGATGACAACACAATCGTCGCCCCGTGGAATGAGGAGCGATACATGGTTTCGATGACAGTCAAATTCGGCGACGGCGAGCAGACCATCTCGGCGCCCGACGTCGACACGCTCGAGCAGATGGCCCAGCGGTTCGGGTTGTCGGGCAAGGCGGAAGACAGTGAAGGTGGAGCGGAGGGTGATCCTTGCTGCACCCCCGAAGAAGACGCGCCGACCGATGACTCAGATAAAGGCTCAGCCGATGCTGAGCCGGCCGAGCAGCCGGATGAGGAGAGCGAAGAGGTCGAGCCGGAAGATGACAAAAAGGGTGTGGTCCGCCTCAACGGGTGGACGGCCGACGACGTGAGGGCGCAGTAATTCAATCGCAATTTTTGAGGAGCAAACGATGGCTGAAATGAGCCAAGAAGAGTTCAACGAGCTGGTTCGCAACGAGTCGCGCAAGACCGCCTGTGATGCGGTCTCGCACATCGTCAATCCCCCCAACGACGACGCCGATGTCGCCGACCAGGTCCGCGACATGGCCAAGCAACTGGACGGGGAACTGCAAGGCATCGTCGAGGAGTCGGTCGACAAGGCGCTCGCCCATCGTCAGAACGTCCTGCAGGGCGATGGCCAGACGGGCGGTGAGACCAAGATCAACCAGATGTCCGGCTTCGGGGGCGACGATGGGCGCAAGGTATTTGACCAGCCGGTCGCCAAGGGGATGGAAAATCACTGGATCGTCGACGGGGCCAAAGAGAAGGTGCCGATCGGGAGCGGCCTGCTGGTCGCCGACTGCATGAAATTCGCCGACAAGTCGTTCGCCGACTTTGGTGGGCTGCACTGGGAGTACATCGAAGAGCAGGCCCGCGCCGCCGGCCACAAGCAACTGGCCGACATTGTCGAGAAGAACTTGCAGTTGAGCGACTTCGCCCAAGGCGGCGCGGCCATCCCGCCCGAGGTCGCCGCGGATCTGATCATGTTCCTGCATGGCAACACGGTCATCCGCAATCTCGACCCGGTGACGACCGAACTGAATGACCAACTGATTGGCAAGCGGGTCTCCGGGACCGTCAGCGCGTTCATGCGCGGGGAGGGGGGCACGGCGGATGCCAGCAACATCTCGATGGATGAAGTCCGCTGGTCGGAAAACTACCTGACGGTCCGCGTCATCGAGTCGCTGCACTTCGCCAGAAACTCACCGGCTGGCTTCCGGCAGATGCTCCGTGACGAGATGCGCGCGGTCGCCGCCGAGAAGGAAGAGGACCAGATCCTCAATGGGTCCGGCTCGCAAAACGAACTGACCGGCATCACCAACCAGATCGCCGATGGCAATACGACCGACCGGACGCAGGCAAGCGCATCGGATGGGTCGTCCATCACCGAGATCTTGAAGGATCTGCGCGGCATGATCCAAGACGTGCACGGGTCGTCGACACCCGTTGCCCGGCAGCGCCCGGCCTTCGTCTTCCAGCACCGCACCTGGAACGGCATGCAGGCCAAGACCAACGCCGACGACGATCTGGGCCTGTTCGCCTCGATGGCCGACATCGACGACTTCCTCGGGGCGCGGGTCGGCGTCACTCACCAGCTGTCGACCACGCAGGGAGGTGGCGACGAGACCCAAGCCTTCTACATCGAGATGAGCCAGCTGGTCATCGCGGACGCGCTCAATGTCGACATCCGCGAGCTGACCGAGGCGACGCTGACCGACTCGGAGGGCAACACGCGAAATCTCGCCGACCACTACGAGCGGGCGATCGAACTCAACCACGCCTTCGACAGCAAACTCCGGCACGATACCGCCGCCGCCGAGCGGACGGCCGTCGACTGGGGCGTAGACGCCGTCAACACGGCGTAAGGAATTGACTGATCACGGCGGGGCGTCACGCCCCGCCTCATTCAAGCAGGGAGTACACGATGGGCTACAATGCACGCGATTTGCAGGCGATGCTCGACTCGGTCGACCCGGCGCTGTTCAAGGCCGGGTACGATGGGACCGATGCAACCGGCGTCGCCCTCGACCTGTCATCGATCGACTTTCCCGAGACGATCGGGGTCTACTACGAGACCAAAAACGGCTCGGCCAGCGACGTCGTCGACATCGACGTCCAGCACTCGTCGGATGACGGGTCCTCGGACGCCTACGCGGACGTGCCGGAAGGGGCCGATCTGGCGACGCTCGAGGATGCGGACGGCCACAACTTCGTGGTCTTCGATGCCTCGGACTTCAAAAAGTGGGTCCGGCTCGACCTGGCGAGTGGCGACCAGACGGTCTCCTCGACGATCGATGTCATCGCCGTGTTCATTTCCGCAGGCGCCTTTCAGTCGGGAACGGCATAACGACATGACGATTCGATTCACCGAAAACTGGTGGGACCAGACGACCCGCACGGGCTACCATGTCGGTGAGGTCCACACCATCGACCCGGACCGGCCCGGCCATCCCGATGTCTCCGAGGCGTATCTCGTCGAGGAGTTGGGGGTGGCCGGAAAGGTTGAGCGCGATCACACCGACAGCGATCAACGGTGGCGGCCTGTGGAGTATGAGACGACCAGCCAGACAGACTACGAGACGACCGTCGCTCAAGCCGACACCACGTCCGACACCACGCCGGACGTGAGTCTCGAAGACCGGCTCGACGAACTCCCTTATCGCAAGGGCGGCGATGGCCTGTACGGGGTCGCCACGGACGTCGCCGCAAGGGTCGATGCGACACTGTCGAGTCGGTCGTCGGCAGACCTGGTCGCGTTTTGTCTCGACCACGCGGATGTCACACGTCAGGTACTGGAGGAGTGATGCAAGCCGGTGACACGATACGCATGCTGCGCGACTACGATGGCGGGGTCGGGTGGGTCGCTGACACTGAATGGGTCGTCGGCTACGGGGACGGTGAGATTCTGCCGGGTAACGCCGAGTCACTGGTCGGACCTGCCGCTGATGGTGGTGGCCCGTACGCCGAGGTCGTTGAAGATGAGCCGGTCGAGGAGGGTAAGGAGTGACCAGCCTCAATGACAACGCATTGACGACGCTCGCGGCGGTCGAGCAGATGATCCCTGACTACACGAAGGGTGCGTCCGCGGGCGATGACAGCCGCCTTACGCGGTTCATCAACGCCGCTTCGCGCCTGTTTGCACAGGTCGCCGACCGGAAGTTTCACCGGAAGTCGGGCCACGAAGAGCGAGTCCGGGCCTACGGGACACCCGAGTTGTACGTCTCGGAGTTTCTGCCGATCGATTCGATCGATTCGATTGAATGGAATGTCGCTGGCACGAGCGACGAGGTCGATGCGGACAACTACGAGATTTTCAATGCCGAGACCGGCTATATCCATGCCGACGGCGTCTGGAGTGATACGGGGCTTCGGCAGTCGGGGATCGTGCAGGGTGTCAAGGCAGGAGCGCAGCGTCCGATCTATCTGGTCACCTACACGGGTGGATGGATTACGCCCAAGCAAGACGATGACGGAGTCGGCACACGGGACCTGCCGGCAGACATCGAGCAGGCGATCCTCGACCAGGTGACATTCATGGAAGATCGGCACGATGCGGGGTTCCATGTCTCGAAGGTGTCGATGGACGATGGATCAGTCACCTACATGAAGGGCCGCCCTGTGATGCCTTCGTTTGTCCACACTGTGCGCTCTTACCGACTGGTGGACGTATGACGTTCGGGCTACTCAAAGACGCGACGGTCACGGTCGCGCGGTTGTCGAGCCGGAACGATGCCGGAGATCCGACTTACGGCACCCAGCAGGAGGTCGACGTGCGGCTTAACGAAGGCGCAGATATTGACCGCGACGACGAAGGTAACGTGGTCGACCAGGTCGACAAGCTGACGACCGACGAGTACGAGTTCGCCGAGACCGATGCGATTTGGCTGCCCGCCGCTGACACGAGCAAGGTGACTGACAGTGTCACGCCCGCCAAGGTTGGGCAGTCGTCGATCGGTAACATTACCCTCAGCCACGCGATCCTTTGATGGGAAGCGATTGGACCACCGAATGGGAGGGGGCTGACGAGTTCAGTGACAAACTCGAAAAGTTAGAGGAAGAGGCGCCCGAGCAGTTTGGTGCGTCGCTTTACCGGCAGTCGCAATTCGTGATGGGCGTGTCAGTCTCGATGACGCCTCGAGACACCGGGAATCTCGTCGGCTCGCGGTTTGTCGCAGCGCCCAAGCGGGTCGGCGGGCGTATCACGGTCGAGGTTGGGTATGGGGCCGCCTACGCGCTGGCCGTCCATGAGATGCCGGGCACGCTGAAGGGTCAGCCTCGATCCGAGTCGCCGGAAACAATACAGGGGACCGGGCGCGGCGACCACTGGGACCCGGACGCCGAACCGGAGTTTTTGAAGAAGGCGATCCAGAAACGATCGAGCGAGTTCGTTGACGAACTCATTGAAGATACCGAAGAGTTCATCCGTACCGGTCGTGCGATCGGCAAGGGTGGCAAGGATCATCCCACGTCGCCCGACGAGGGAGACCAGTGACGACCAGCCAGTACCATAGCGACGTCCGGGCCTACCTGGCAAGCAATGCCGGGCTGAACGTCCCGCTCAAGGAGGGGCCGCTACGTTCCTCATTTGACGATGATGTGGTGACGGTCAAGTCGTCGGGCGGTCAGACGCAGCCGTACCACAACGGTGGTTCCGAGAACGCCAATCAGCCGACCGTTAAGATTCTGGTCCGCGGGCACCACTCGGCATTCGACCAGACAGACCAGCGAGCCCGCGACATTCACGATCTGATGAAGTCTGCCCAGCTGCCCGGCTACGATGGTGCGTGGGTCGAGCAGGCCGGCCCGATTGGCCCGATGCCCGATGGCGATGGCCGGTGGGTTTTTACAATCAACATTCGACTCCTCATAGACGAGTAGAGGTTAACCGATGAGTTTGTCCGGTCAGTTCTTCAAAATGAAGATCAAGCGCCCCGACGGGGATGACACGTGGTACGATCTCGACATTTCGGTCGAGGCGTCGCCGAGTATTTCCCAAAACAACAGCGACGTCACCCAGCACGGCGACGAAGGTGTGCGCCGGCTCGAGTTGCAGATCGACGAGACGATCGACTTGACGCTCAACGCCAGCCAGACCGACCCCGATGCGGTCAAAGAACTCCAGGATGCGGCGGTGTCGTCCGGCCCGCAAAATGACAGCATCGAGGTCGAGTATTCGACCGATGGGCGTGCGGCAACAGGGCCGACCGATCTGTGGGATTTGGTGACCATCGTCGAGAGTTTCGACAAATCTGCTCCGGCCGATGGCGAGCAGCAGTACGACTTCTCGCTGGCCCTGTCGGACGGCAACAAGCCGAACGTCACCCGCGGCGGCAGCTTCAGCACCTGATCGATAGGAGGTCACGATGGCCCTGTCTGGCCAGCATGCAAAACTGCAACTGATCGGCTCGTCGACGTCGATGTCCAACGAGTCGATGTCCGATATCGGCAACGGGACGGTGTGGTATATCGACGCGGATGCGAAGTTCGTGTTCGACCCGGATACCGCGCTGACCGTCGAGGTCGACAGTGGGTCCGGGTTCGCGACCGTGCCGGCGTCCGACTACACCGTCCGATATCTCATCGGGGCGGTCGAGTTCGACAGCGACCAGTCGGGCAACAGCGTCCGCATTAGCGGGGCGTATTTGCCCCGCCATACCGTCGCGGAGGTGACTAGCAGCGACCGGTCGTTCGATGCGGGGGCCGAGGAGACGCCCCAGTATCAGGATGACGCGGTCCGGCGGATGACGACCGTGCAGGAGCTTACGGTCGATCTGACGTCATGGCTGGCCGTCGAAAACGAGATCGACGCGCCGACTGACGCCGAAGGGTCGCTGATCGAATATCTACTCGGTGAGGAGATTGGCTCCGGGGAGACCGGATCGATCGGGCGGGATCAAGTGCTGGTCTTCGACAAGGATGGCGTGACGACTGAGCGGGAGGCGGCGTTCGGCGAACTCAACAGCTCGGATCGTTCCGCTTCGCCGGACAGTCCGCAAGAGCACAATCTGACATTTGAATCGACCGAGCGCGGGTCGGTCATGGCGACGCAATCAACGCGCGTATGGGATCGACTGGAACCTTAAATCGACCAAAAGGAGTGCATGATGAGTTTGCGACAGGCAGCCCTTGATAAAGGACTCGAAGCCCCGACCGAATACGGGGAAGTCGAGATCGGCGGGACGACCTACAGCGTCCAGGTCCGCGCTCTATCCCGCAAGGAGATGCGCGAGGTCGAAGCAAAGTCGTACGACGGCAAGTCGTACGACTCCGACGACGTGATGATCCTGCGGTGTGTCTACGACGAGGATGGCGAGCCCGCCTTTGAGCCGGCTGACCTCGAGGCGTTCGGCGACGCCCCGAATGTCGCCGGCGGCTGGTATGCGACCCTGTCGATGATGGTCGCGTCGGTGCACGGCTACATCGACGGTGAGCAGTTTGGCGGGTCGGTCAGCAACGACCGTCTCGACCAGATTAAAGAGGCGGCCGTTGCGATTCAGCAGGAGGTCGCCGGCAACGAGGCGATTCCCAAGGAGACGCGCGCGAAACTGTCCGAGTTGGGCCGCGAACTCGAAGCCGCCGCGAGCTTCTACCCGGACCACGCGATCGCGGACGACGAGGATGAGGGAAACGCGTAAGCCCGCTGGATCGGGCGCTGAGTCGGGCGCGCCAGTGGGATAAAATCTGGGAAAATCGCCACATTACGACATTTGACCGGCTGCAAGCATGGCGGGTCGCCGAGGATGACGCCAACCCCTATGCAACCGCCGACCAGGTCGAGGCGCACCTGTCGGACCGGGAGATCCAGGAGTGGTGTGAGTATCAGAGCATTCGGCAGAAGGAGCTTGACGAGCAATTTAACTTTGACTGAGGGCTGATATGGCTGTGGTCGAAAATCTTGTCGCCCGGATTCGGGCAGACGTCTCGGATTTTCGGGACGGCATGGGGGACGCCAATTCGACGCTGGCTGATACCGGCAAAAAGATTGCCAAGGTCGGGGCGGCGGCTGCGGCGGCGGGGGCGGCGGTGGCGACCGCCGTGGGCGTCAAGTCGGTCAAGGCGGCGGCGGGGTTTGAGGATGCGATCACCGAGGCTGCCGTCAAGACGGACGATGCACGCGGGTCGATCGAGAAGTTTTCTGAAGCCGCCAAGCAAGCCGGCCAGACGTCGACACGCTCGGCGACCGAAGCAGCGCAGGGGCTGAAGTTTCTGGCCTCGGCGGGGTTGTCGGCCGAGCAGTCGATGGATGCTCTACCCGGTGTGCTCCAGCTGGCGGCAGCGGGGTCGATGGACCTGGCGAACGCCTCCGACATTGCCACGAATGTGCTATCCGGGATGCGCTTGGAAGTCTCGGAGCTGGGCCGGGTCAATGACGTGCTGGTGGCGGCCAGTTCCGCCGCAAACACATCGGTGCAAGGACTCGGGCAGGCGTTTAGTTTCGTGGCGCCCAAGGCCAATGCGGTTGGAATGTCGGTCGAGCAGACGTCGGCCATCATCGGGGAGCTTGCCAACCAGGGCATTAAAGGATCGCGCGCCGGCCGGGGCCTCCGTTCGGCGCTGTCATCGCTACAAAATCCATCCGACAAACTCCAAAAGTCGCTCGACCAGGCGGGCATCTCGACGCGCAACGCATCCGGCGAGATGCGCGGGTTCGGCGCGATCATGCAGTCGATCCAGCAGTCGGGTGATGCCAAGGCCATCGCTGGGCAGATGTCGAATACGGCGGGGGCGATTGTCGAGGCGCTGGCCCCATCGTCGCAGGCGGTCCAGCAACTGGAGCGGGATTTGAACAATGTCGGCGGGGCGGCCAAAAAGCAAGCCGATCTTATGCGGGAATCGCTCGGCTCGCAACTGAAAGTGCTGACTGGATCAGTCGAGACGTTGGGTATCTCGATCGGCCAGAAACTCAGCCCGGTGGTCGTCGCGGTGAGTGACGAGTTGACCAAGATGGCCAACGAGATGTCACGGTCCGCCGAAGAGGCTGATGAGGCGGGTGAGTCGATGGGTCAACTGGCCGAAAACGCCCGGTCCTTGACAAGAGGTACAGGGGATCTTGCGAGTTCACTGGAAGGCGTCGGCACGTCTCTTGTCGGGGGTGGGGCGTTCCTGACGAATTTCACGTCGACCGTCATTGAGGCGACGGAGGGGGCCGTCGGGCTACGAGAGGTGACTGACGAAGAGAAGCGGGGGTTTGACCGACTCTTCAACTCGTTTGATGAGGGCACGGGACTCGTCGAGAAGTTCTCAGCGGTCTCGCTGGCAGCCCGAGGAGAGTTGGACAGCCTTGGGGGCCAGACCGATGAGGTGTGGCAGGCGACACAGGACCTCAATCGCGCCGTCGACGAGTTCGGCCTTGAGTCGCAACAAGCGCGCGAAATGGCCGCCGAACTCAACAAAGCGATGGGGCGAAGTGCCCCGGCGATCGGGATGATGGAGGATGGGTTTAGCGGTCTGGCCCAAAAGGCGCGCGAGGCGGCGAAGGCGATGCTCGGGGCCAATGTCGTCGGTCAACTCGAAGAGGGGTACGGCAAGGTCAAGCAACAGTTAAGCGAGGCGGCGGGCGCGCTGGATGGGTTTCTGACCAAGAAAGCCGAAGAGGCAAAGGCCGAAGAGAAGGCCAATGAGAAGCGAAAAGATCGGGCACTGACCGAGCGGAAAATCACGCAGGAGTTTGAAAAACAGCAAGGACTGCAAGGCTTCGGCGGCGACTTCCAGCAAGGTGGTGGCATCAGCGAGCAGGAGGCCCGGCGACGTGGCGCCGCCGGCTTCGGGCTGGCTCGCACGGGTGGGGCCGAGACAGCATCGCTTACTGAGATTGGACTGTCGACGCGAGACCAGCAATCCGATGTGCCTCGACCATCGGGACAGCGGATTGACGATGCGGTCGCCAGAGATCAGCGGCAGATCCAGCAGCAGGCCCAAAAAGAGCAGCGCCAGCAGATGAAGAAGACCGGCGGGCGAATCGAGATGTTGACCGGCGAGCTCGGCGGGCTCGCCTCGTCTGTCTCGCAACTGCAGGGTATTAGCGAGGGTACGGCAGCGGCGCTGGGGACCGCCTCGACGGCTCTGTCGGCGGTTGGTGGAGTCGCCTCGCAGCTGGCAAGCGGCAACATCGTCGGGGCGATTTTCTCGGGTATCGGCGGGATTGTAAACACCGTCTCGTCGGCCCAGACGGGCGGGTCGGCAAGCGATGGCACGACGTCAACTCGAGCGTCGCGCCGGTCGGATAATCGCGACTTTGCGGACTTGCTGGCCGACCGGATCGTCAAGGCCCAGGATAAGCTAGGGCAGCGCAAGATCGAGGTATCCATCGACGCGCGCGGAGCGCTCGACAAGGACACGCCCGAAAACGCGCGCCGACTCGGAGACATGGTCGCCAAGGATGCGCAAACGCGAACCGATGGCCCGTTTGGAGGTGGCTAAGTGACTGAATTTTATCCAGGACCCGACCGCTACCACTGGCCGATTGTGATCAACGGGGCCAATAAATTCATCCGCGTCATCGAAGACCCTGGCGGGGCGAACGAGGCGACCATCACCACGTCGGTCGCCGAGTCCGATGTGCTGATCGGTGATGAGCCCGACTACTACGCCGTCGGGGCGGACGATCCGGCGGTGCCGGCCGACGCCGGGGGTGTGGTCGTGCTCGACGATACCGCCGACCGACTGACGGCGAGGCCGTTGTACAACGAGATCGCCCAGAGCTTGACCAATGCATCCAGCAATTTCGGGTCGAATAACCTGACCTACGAGTTCACGGCCATCACCCCGTCCGGCTCCAGTCAGGCCAACAGCGGTATCCGGCTGACCACTGCCGGCGGGTCGATGGACATCCAACTGGACTTCTCGATTGCCGATGCTATTGACCCGCGCCTGTTTGGGTTCGGGGAGGGTAAGTCGGACACGTCGCCGGCCGGCACCACTATCGACGGGCCATACAGTCGGTGGGGCTCGTGGCAGTCGCCGACCGGGGCTAGCCACGACAAGCGGCTGCGCGCCCGGCAGCGCACATTCCGATCGTCGCCGGACCCGTACAACGGAAAGACGTGGCGGGATACCCGCACCGACCGACGCCGCGACATGAAATACATCGGCGTCGCCGGGGTGCACGTCTGGCCCGACGACCGGGCCGACCGGACCGCGGAGGCTGACCGGGGCGGGTTGCCGCTGGACGATGCGAACAACGTGCTATGGGATCTGTGGCAGTACGGGGCGTACGGCGACCGTCGGCTGCTCGTGACGGTCAACCAGGGCGACGGCGATCTGTCGACCGCCCTGACGA